ACGGTTGCGCGCAACGCCGATTTGCTCGCCGACATGTTCGTCGAACTCAAGGCGGCGTCCTCCGGTTTGTCCACGGACACCGAAGGTAACTCTGCGTGCTGGTTGGCGGAACGTGCCATCTCCTCCTGCGAATTGTCCATTGGTGGTCAAAAGATTGACAAGCACTACCAAAAGTGGTGGCGTTTGTACTCCGAGCTCTACTTGGATGAATCCAAGAAGGCTAACTGGGGCAAAATGACGACTGGTTTCCACGATTCCACCGTGTTCCTCCCGCTCATTTTCTTCTTCAACCGCAACCCGGGTCTTGCTTTGCCGTTGATCGCTCTTCAGTACCACGAAATCCGCCTCGATTTCGACCTTTCCTCCGAATTCGACACCTACACTGACGGTTCCACGTTCAAGGTGTGGGGCAATTATATTTTCCTCGATACCGAAGAACGTCGTCGTTTCTCCCAAAAGGCGCACGAATACCTCATCGAACAGGTGCAACACACTGGTACCGACACCGTCGATACCGGTGCCACCAAGCAGGTCAGATTATCGCTTAATCATCCTGTGAAAGAGTTAGTATGGTGTTTCGGATCCTCGTCTCCGGCGGGTCGCGGCTTGTGGAACTTCGCGTCCAACGTCGCCGCTACGGACGTCATCCTCGAGTCCAACCCGACCGCGCTCGCGGACTCCAACTGCTTCGTGCCGATCACCCAAGGTACGGGCGCCCCGCTCTACAAGGTTGGTACCGACGGTTCCGCCTGCCAATGGGTTGAAGACGGTGCCGCGGGTAACACGCGCTCCGTCGGTCCGCTCGCCACCTGGAAGCTCGTTTTGAACGGACAGGACCGCGCTGCCGAACAATCCGGTCGCTATTTCAACCAAGTGCAACCGTTCGTCCACCACTCCGGTACCCCGTACCCGGGTGTGTACTCTTACTCCTTTGCCCTTGAACCGGAATCGCACCAACCGACCGGGACCTGCAACTTCAGCCGCATCGATAACGCGCAAGTTGCCGTTACGCTCAAGGCGGACACCAACAACTCCACGACGATGCACCTTTTCGCGACTAACTACAATATTTTGCGCATCCAAAGCGGTATGGGCGGCTTGGCCTTCTCCAACTAAGCAGTGCGCTGTTTTTTGATAACAATAATTACTTCATTTTTCTGATTTTTGTCAACAAATCATAAAATTGAAATTTCTCTTTGTATATTATAATGGACAAGGAACTCAAAGCCCTAGCGAAGAAACACAAGATTCGCCTCACCAAGAATGTCGGCGGCAAGCGCGTGCCGAAAACACCTGCGGATATTCGTGCGAACGTCGCCAAAAAGATCGGGGGCGCGAACGCACAAAAGATTAAAGTTTCCGCCAAACGCACGGTGTCTCAGCGCAATGAATTCAAGGATGAGAATGCGATGAACAATGCGTTTTTCAATGCGAACAATCTACCGTTCGATCTCCGAACCAACGCGAAAAACGCGATCAATCATCGATTCAAGACGGCGTTGATCAACGACGTGAAGGCGTCGCCGTCGCTTAAGCGTTCGGCGGTGGCGCTCGCGACGCGAATCACGGGGTTCATCACGTCAGGACAATTCGTCAAGGCTGTCATCACGGTTGCGAGTTTGTTCCAGGTGGTATCATTGTACCAGAATCCCCGTGCCGCGGATGACTTGTTGAACGCCGCCAGCAAAACCCCGTTCATGCGAGCGGTGTTTCGATCGAACAATGGAAGTGGTACAGCGGTCTTTGCTCGTGTCATGAGCGCGTTGGGTGCGAGTCCCACGGAATCGCAAATGATTTTTGAGTCCGTCATGGCAACCATACCCGAAAACGTTTACAAACGTTCGATCGCGGGCGTGATGTTGAATTACATGGCGATGGTTGTGTTGAGCCTTATCTCCATGCTTCCGTGGGAAGGCACGCGTGCGCACTCGTTCCGATTGCTGTCGTTCATTTTCGCCATGCTCGAAAAGTTGTTCCCGCAAGTGGCAACCTTAGTGTTCAAGGTGATCGTCGAGCGCAAAGGCACATCACAGAAGCGTGTGAGAAGTTTGATCGGTGTGGCGCTTCCGTTGATCGTGAAACAATCTCTGGGGTAATATTACATACAACATGAAGGATCTCGCGTTACCCGTGGTGTTCACCGTCATCGGTGTCATGGGTATTTTGAAAACTCGTGGCATGGGTGGTTCGAACGTGAACTTTTTCCCAGGAGTCGAGAAGGGGTTCCGTCGCCCGCTGATTTTGGGCATCCTGTCCCTTCTTCTCACGCGCACGTCCGCGGTGACCGAACCACCGGCGCGTTTGACGGCGATCATGAAGACCCTCCCCGCGCGCATCTTTTTCGTTTTCACGTTGAGTTTCCTCGCGAGTCCGGACGTGGAGAACGCGATCTTCCTCTCACTCCTATTCTTGGGTGTCATTCAACTGCTTCGGACGAAGGAGGAGCGCGAGCGTCATCCTTACATCTTCTGATGACGATCTCCGATGACGCCTTGGTTGAATTCATCCCATAACTCCACGCCACGTCCACGATGTCGTGGTCTTTGTATAGTTCTCTGATGTATGGGGCATCGTTGTACGTCAACACCCAATCGCGTTCGACGCGATCGAGCGCTCGACGTAACCCCTCGTGATCAAAGTTTTCGTGTAAGTCACCATTGTTGCCGTAGAGTTTCGATTTGGACTCGAGGTAGTAGGGTGGGTCGACGAACACGAAACCTTTCCGTCCCTTCCCGTGCGTGTCCAGGAATGTCTCGAAATCTTGGTTGTGTATGGTGACGTCTTCGCCGGACAAGTCCAACTGTCGCACGCGATCGATGGACGATTGGGTGAACCGTTTCTTGGACGATTCCTCCGAAAACCCACCCGAGAGCGTCGCACCGCTGAATGAACACCTGTTGATGACGAAATATTTCACCGCCCGTTCGAGCAGATCGGGTTCGTTCACGATGGATTCTCTCATGTGTTTGAAATCATCCTTGGACACCCCTCGCGCATGTACCTTCTCCAACGTCTCGCACAACCGATCTTTCTCATGTTTGCACGCACGCCAAAAATTCGCCAGAGGTTCAAACTTGTCGTTGAGTATCAATCGACTCCGTCTCGTTTCGCGAAGGTAAAACTCGAACGATGCGCCACCGGTGAATGGGGAAATCACCTCGGACGTGTCGAGGTGTTCGCGATCGACGATGTCCAGTAGGGTCTTACACGCCCGTGTTTTCCCACCTGGATATCGCAGTGGCGATTTCATTTCATGTCATTCATATTCATCATTCTTTTAAGCCATTTGGTATTTTTTCTGGGTCGTCAAGGGAATACGGACTCGGCACTAACTCTCGAATGTTCACCGGTTGGAAGGCACACGTGACAGAGAAACTCGTCTTCGAGTGGGTCTTCACGCGCACGCGCATGCGCTGTCGCAATCTAAACTCGGGGACACCCAGATTCGCCGAATCATCACCCAGGTGATACAATCCGTACCCCTCCACTTGAATGTACGAGTTGCCCTTCTTGCGATAATACTTTTGAATGCAGTCGTCGTCGACGTCTATGTACTGATCTCGGTACAGCGGGTTCGACTGCTTTAGTTTCATGAGTTTGTGTCGGGTGAGATTGGGTGGAATATTTGGGATGCGCACGAGGTCGAGGTGTGGGAACGTTCCAGTCCACCGACCCTGTTGAAATTTAAGCTTTTCCTGACCCCAGTCGGGTGTCATGGCTTTTTTGATCTCGATGTCACCGTACCGACACCTGATGTCGTTCCCCTTACGACTGTGTCCTTCGAGGGTGCACACGTCTTGGTTGACATTTTCGAAACATTTTCGTTCGTAACGTCTCCCTGACTTTGACGACTCTGACCCGTTCCTAGGGAAGAATGAATGCCTGAGCGTGTTGTGTATGTGGGCAATTTCTTGTCTCAGACCCCGTAACATATTCTCCATGCGACTGCGTCACTTTCGACACTCTTCTTTTCTATGTAGTGTGTAAATGTCTAAGCAGGAACAGCGTGAAATTGAAGAAGGCGAAATCGTCGAAGATGATGACGTGACCGTCGACGACGACGAAGAAGAAGACCTTTCCGAGGAAGAAGAGGAGATGGTTTACGACGACGAAGACATTCCAGACGTGACTGATCTTCTCGGAAGCGTGTTGATGACCCCGGACGGTGATACGGTGTGCTCGGCACTCTGCGCCATCGCTCAGGCGATGGACACTCAAAACAAGATTTTGATCAAGATTTTGTCCAAGCTCTCTTAGAGATTTAAATTTAATATGAGGTAAGATCATCATGACGACGGCAGAGGAGGGGAAAATGCATTTCGTCGATAAGGACGCCGATCGTGAAGAGTCTGAAATGGAAACGTATTATACTAGGATTCAGACCCTTGACGCTGAGACACTCCTTCGGTACGTGGCGTGGTTGGAGCACAAGTGGTGGCTGACTCGAGAGCGTGCCGATATACACTACGGATGTCGACTGGGGTATGAACAATTCTTCGACCATTCCGAACTGTCGAACGGGTTCCCGAAGCACGCGGTCATCACGACCGTGGACGAGAAGCGATCGAGGGAGATTCGCATCCTCAAGAGCGTGGGTGCGCGCATCAAGGCATTGGATATGGCGGAGTATAGATTACCGGACGACGATTTGGAGTTGGGCGAGCGACACACTCGATTGATGAAACAGGTGAACGACGCGTTCAAGAACGTTCGATTGCACGTGATGCATGCCCAGCGCATCACGCAACCGCGCGAAAGTCCGCTCAAGTTTGACATCGACCCGGAGTATTTCGACGGCACCCCCATGCCGATGCTAGAGTCGTCTTTGAAAGAGATGTCGCCCTACCAGAGAGCGATCGTCGGGTGTTTGGCGAAACTGTACGAAAAGGGCATGAGACGTTACAAAGACAACGTGTGTGTGCAGCGTCTGTCCGAGGGGAAACCCACACGCGCGTGGATGCCCGTGTACACGATTCAAGAGTTCGTGTATCACTGCGCGTCCAAGGAGGACAATTACGAGATGTGGAAAGACCTGACGAGCAAGGGTTCGGGATTCAAGGACGTGATCAACCATCTCACGAATTGCGTTGACCATCAGTTCCCGGAGATTCAAAAGAACAGACACGTCTTCTCGTTCAAGAATGGGTTGTTCAACGCGAAGGAATGGATTCCGTCCAAGGGTGTGTACGGATGTCGATTCTACCCTTACGAGTCCAAAGAGTACATGGCGTTGGATCCCACGATCGTCGCCGCGAAATTCTTCGACCAATATTTCGAGGAGTACAACGTTTTGG